TTACTCTATTCTGAAATCATAAACAAGCATATTATGTATCTTTGATTTATTGTATATAAATCCATAATCTCCTTTAGGGAGTTTTGAATTTAGAACTACTTTAAAAGAGTGATTGTCTATAGGTATTGTTGTGAATGATATTTGATCTCCTTCAAATGGATTTAATCTTATACCATATACGAATTTATCTTTTTCGTTTTCTAATCTAATAGCCCTACCATGTTCCATATCAAATATGCGAATTAGCATAAATTCATGTGGGGAATTAGCTTGAATAAATGGGTAATTTTTATACATTCGAGCAAATTTAGATTGCGTTAATGGTGTTTCATCGTTCTCATCCCCAAAAAAGAAGAAAAATTCAGGTTGCTGATTAGTAGTTATGTTTATTGCATTATTAGGGTTAAGGTACAAAGTCAAACTTCTTTTTTCCAATTTGGGAATAGTTAAGTTTTTAATATACTCATTATTAATCTCTGAATATTTGATTTCTTTCATTTCCCGTATTTCATTTCTCATATATATTCCGAAGTAGAAATTGGGGCTTTCTGTACTTTGGGCATATATGGAAATGAGTGTAAAAAAAGATAAGATATGTATGAGTATAATTTTCTTCATAGCACTATAATCTAACTAATCCTACAACTAAACTCATTGAATAAATCTCATCCTTATCTATCGAGAAATCCGGATATTCCGGGTTGTATGATACACAACGTATCTTCTCCCCATCTTCATACGTTCTTTTGATCAGAATACCTTGTGCGGTATCGAGTACGTGTACTTTACCCCATTGAATGAAAGATGTACTGTCTATACGCTTACATGCCACCTCGTCGCCTCCTTCGTATTTGGGTTCCATACTATCACCCTTGATGATAATAGTGAAATCATACTCAGGGAAGATGTTAATGCGTGGTATCTGTTCGCACTGCTCTGATGTAATACCTTCCACTGCATTGGTAAGACTACCAGCAGCAGCAGTATAAGGAATACGAGGACGAGTTTCTGTTTTTACTTGGGTAATCTCATTAGACTGTGCCATATCAGAATTAAGCATACAAGTTTCCCCTGTTAAAACCCAAATGTAATTTAGGTTAGGGAAAACGCGTGTTATTTCTTGGACTTTATCTGTAGAAAAGTCTTTTATTTTATTGAAATAACCGTTAGAAAAGCCACACTTTCTTTCAAATTCTCTAATGCTTATTCCTTCATGTTCAATATACCGTAGAATTCTGTCTTTAAATAAACACATGATAATTAAGGTATTAGTTTATATTAACAGTTAAATGTAGAAGAATATTCTACATTATATTTGTTTATGTAGAAGAATATTCTACATTTGCATTTGTAAAACGTCACTAAGCTCACAGACGGATACAAAAAGGGCTGTTATGGTAGCGTCCATTTTCCTATCGTTGTCTTGTTTGATCGCTTGCAAAGATAGGCAGTCCTTTTCACTTATCCTACAGATGAGGTAATGTTTTACAGCAATAAAAGCGGTTATGTGGCAGTTTCCGCGAATGAAAGACATTTGAAAGAGCTCTATTCCGGTAATATCCTAACTGCCACTTTAAGGATATGAAAGAATAGGGCTTTCTTCTTTAGGAGGAGAAAAGCATATGAAAGCAGGCATAGTACAGAACATTAAGCATATTGAGATTTCAGTATGCTATGAAACTGAAAAAAGAGAAGGACGAACCGGAAAACTGATATCAGTGTCCCGATCTGTTACATCAGATGGAAAAGAAATCTATAAGGATAAAATGAGTCCTATGATGTATGTTTCATCAAAGGACCCATTACGAAACTTGGAACGTTTTCTCTTAGGATTTGAAAAGGCTGAGAGCAGTAAGGATATTGGCCCCAATGGTCGAAAGAGAATTAGCCTTTTCCAGAAGATCAGGAGACAGTTGTTTGGCGAGTAGGTCTAATTCATCACTTAGTTTTTGAATATTGGCTTTTAAGATTTCTTCTTGGGCGGCAAAGCCACCATGCCTATAGAAGTCGTGAGCCTTAGCCTTTAATTGGAAGATTATAGTTCCGCCTAAACATTTAGTTTGTTGGAGTAGCCCCATTTCCTCAAATTGATCATATATAGCTTCAATAATATCAGAGGAAGTATCAAATTCTTTAGCGCAGGAATGGACGTTGTTTTGAACACCCATACTTTCAACAGACAGTAGGTCTGCTAAAAGATCATCTTTCAGTTTTGGAGTGATGAAAGTAATCATAAGTATAAAAAATTAAATGTGACATACAAAAATAATAATTTTTCGGGCACGTCATCAATTATTCATGTGATTTTTAAATGTGACAATTTTGACTTCTCTCTTGAAGACGTGCCCTTTAAAGAAACTAAGATATGGGAAACCTTGAATTGATTAAAGAAACGATGAGTTCAATTGAAATAGCTGAGCTCACGGGTAAAGAACACAAGAATGTAATGAGAGACATTCGCACTCTTTTAGAGCAAGGAGTACAAGAGCTCAATTTTGAGCCTTCGTTCATAATCAGGGACTTACCAAATGGAGGTAGCAAGCAAGACCCTTGTTTTAATCTTACCAAAAAAGGCTGTCTTATCCTCGCTTCCGGTTATGATGCAAAACTCCGTGAAAAGATAATTAGCAGGTGGGAAGAACTTGAGATAGAAAAACGTAATGGTGGTTTTAAAGTTCCTTCATCCTTTGCAGAAGCGTTGAGGCTTGCCGCTGTCCAGATGGAACAGATAGAACAACAGCAGAAACAACTGGAGGCCGACAAGCCTAAAGTTCTGTTCGCTGAGGCTGTATCGACTTCCCAGCGTTCCTGCTTGATATCAGAGCTTGCAAAAATTATCTCTCAAAATGGGATATCCATAGGGCAGAATCGGTTATTCGCATGGATGCGCAAGAACGGTTATCTCTGCAATAAAGGCCAGTACTATAACCAGCCTACGCAGAAGGCTATGGAAATGGGATTGTTTGAAATCAAAAAGACAACAATAACTAAGCCTAGTGGTGATGTCATTGTAAATACTACAAGCAAAGTCACCGGCAAAGGGCAGATATACTTCGTAAATAGATTCATAGGAAAGGATAATAATCATGGATAGACTGCAAGAAATTATGAAAGCTGCTGAGAAGGTAACATTCAGCAAGAATCAATCCTCTATTTTAGTTGGTGGACGCAGACGCTTGGAACGCTTGACTGCCGAGAAGAAGATTGCTTATGTCAAGACTACCGATAAGAAAAACGGTCGTTGGGAATGTAAAGGATCAGATGTATTACGATTTACAGTGGATAAGGAGAATCAAGCATGAATAAGACCAGTAAGTATATTATTCAGGCAATCCTTATTGCAATAGTCATTGCTGGGTGTGTCTATGGAGGTCGGACAGAATACACCGATGACGTTCTTTCCGGCATGAGCCTTGAAAAATACCAGTACATCCATGACCGTATCGCACCGGCATCACAGTATGACGTAGCCCAGGAGTATATGAAGAATAAGAAGTTTTACGATTCAAAAATATATTGAAATATGAAAATGAAGATTGAAGATTACAAGATTCCTCCTGAGCGTAGAATCATTTCTGTCGAAGTCATTGACAACAAGTTGATCATTGGATTTGAGCCAGAGCGTTACGGCGACTTCCTCTGTGATCTGACGGATCAGGTGGAAGAAGTGCCCCGCATTGGAGACACTGCCATATTTTGGAATGACGTAGACCGTACTCGTGCTATTATCGCCCGTTTGTCGGATGACAATTCAAGTGATCTAACAGATGCGAGTCCTTATAAGGCAGCTAACGATATTTGGTTTCAGAATGCTATACGCTTCCGCAGTGAGGACCAGTATCAGCAGATAACGGGTGTTACCTATGTCCACAAATAAATTAAAATCGCGCCTTGACACGGTGTTCGCTATGTTCATCCGGCTTCGGGATGCGCTTCCAAGCGGGGGATTCAAATGTATCTCATGCGGAAGGCTTCTTCCCTTTGATCAGTCTGACTGTGGCCATTATATTAACCGCCAGCACATGGCTACCCGGTTCAATGAAAAGAACTGCAATGCCCAGTGCCGGAAGTGCAATCGCTTTGACGAGGGGAATATACAGGGCTACAGACGTGGTTTGATAGCCAAGTACGGAGAGACTACCGTATTGATGCTTGAGGCAATGAAATATCAGATAAATAAAATCTCAGACTTTGAATATCGCGCAATGATTGACTACTACCGGAAAGAGGTGAAGCGATTGAAGAAGGAAAAGCTAATTAGGTGATATGGAATTATGCAAAACAGACATTCAAGCATTAGAGCGCCTTCTCCGGCAATGCTCTGATAAGATTGAGAAATACGCACCGAAAACATCTCCCGATCAGGATTTATGTCGTAGGTGCAAGAAATTTATTAAGAAGTTGAACAATAAAAGGAAATAGTCATGGCAATGCACACATGGTTTATATGTAAAATCCGTTACGAGAAAGTAATGGAGAACGGAATGAATAAGAAAGTGACAGAACCTTATTTGGTAGATGCACTCAGTTTTACGGAAGCGGAAGCACGCATCATTGAAGAAATGACTCCGTTCATCTCCGGAGAGTTTACGGTAGCGGACATTAGTCGTGCCAACTTCAGTGAATTGTTCCCCTGCGAAGAAGAAGCCGCCGACCGCTGGTTTAAGTGCAAACTGATTTTCATTACCCTGGATGATAAAAGCGGTGCCGAAAAGAAGACATCAACCTATGTACTTGTACAAGGCGCCTCAACAGAGGATGCAACTACCAAGTTACATGAAGGGATGAAAGGCACGATAGCTGAATACCGTATCGGATCAGTTGTTGAAACCCCTATTATAGATGTGTACCCTTATGGCAAAGAAGAAGGAAATAAAGAGGTGTGAGGCTGTAAAATGCCTCAACTGCTGCCGGTCTTCTGATCCGTTCGGAATGCCCATCGTAGTCACCTGCTTAGTTTTAAACCGGAAATTGGTCGGTGAAGCCTTCCGTCGCTGCCAGTTCTATGAAGCTAAAGGCAATGTTCGACAAAATGATAATAAAGGCAAGAATTGATACTGCCGACATTGACACCATTGTCTTGCGGAACTACTTGGAGCAATGCACGGAAGGTGACGAGCTTTATTACAAGTCAACAGCGTACGCCAACTTCGACGGTTGCTTCATTGAGGTCCGCGGGAATCAACTGCGGTGTAAATGTTCAATTTGCAAGTTATGGAGTAAAGGTCGTACCGGAAAACTGGATAACAGCCGTCCGATGACCTTTGCGATGGCAGTCCGGACAATCAGAGAGCTTCTGTTAAGACTTTCGGTAAAGCCGGAAAATGCTGTAGTTACCTACTACGAAATCGGTATCACCATGAAGATGAAGCTACCGGCGGACGAGTATATCAAACAGGTTCAGGAAGCATCCGGCCGGATATTATGGAATGATGCCAACTACCCCGAAGCCAAACAGAAGACAACGGAGAAAAGCAAATATTTCCGTAAGGTGCTAAAGATTTATGATAAGACCTTTGAAGCCGGTGAAAAGGGGCGCCGGGTTGGTGCCAATATATTGCGCATCGAAACGGTATACAAACATCAATCCGTCCCTTTGACTGAACTAACCGATAATTCTTTCTTGTCCAAAGTTGGCCGCATCTTCTACAAGGACTGGTCAGAGATAAACTTTGTAAGAGAGTTGTCCGCTACGAAGGGTGTAAAGATGTCCCAGCTTGAAAAAGCGCGTGAGATACAACGTATAGGCGTGACGCGCTACAAGGAACGGTACAAGAAGATGTATCTGGATGGTGCGCTCACCAAAAAGCAGTGGGAAACGATCCGCAATTTTGCCCGTGGCTGGCCGACAGAGCGCGTCAAGTATGTGGAAGAGATGGGCGAATTGGAACGTGAATTTAAAGACCGTCTTTTAGCAAGTTACCAGGTTGGGATATTTACGCCAATTCGAAGAAAGTTGTAATTATTTGATAATCAGTAAATTAAATAGATAATAGGAAGCCCCTTATGGTGCGCATATAACTATTTGATAATAAACAATATACGCTTTTAAAGTATCATTTTTAACGATTTTCGGCAACTTGTCCTATACAGCCCGAAGGGTTGTCGGGTACCGACATTAGAAGGCTGAAAATTTATAATTATAATAATTAAATAATTTAGTATATGTATCACGAAGTAGAAGGAAAAATATTGGTGGCATTGCCAACCATTGGCGGACAGTCAAGAAACGGCAAGGACTGGGAGAAAAAAGAGTTTGTCTTGGAAACCTCAGAACGCTTTCCGGTTAAGATGCGTTTTGCAATGGTCAGTTTTGATGGTCCTGTTGAAGATGCACCGGTAGTTGGAGACAAAGTAAAAGTTCGCTTCACCATCGAAGCCAGAGAAGTAAATGGCAATTGGTACAATGACGTGAAAGCGTACCAGCTTGAGAAACTTATCTAAAGATTAATATGCAGCGTCCCCCGATTAAATATATCGTTCAAATAGATAACTTCTATTTAGCTGATTTTATCTTCTACTGGACGTACTACGATCAGCCTTGCTCCCTGTTTTTCCAGAAACCACGAACGGAAGGGTTAACCGCAATTAAATTGATTGTAGATAGTGATGAGGCAGCCAGTTTCCTGCTGAGAGCTAAAGATAAGACGGGATGTCACCTGTATATCAAAGATTAACAAATAGAAAATACAGAATGCTTATGAAAAAGTTTAGGCACAATTTTAATAAAGGCATTGAATTACATAAAGTCTGCTCGGTTGATGAATTCCGCCCTGTGATGAATTATGTGTATTTTGAAAATGGGTATGCGATTGCAAGTAACGGTCATATTCTTATTAAGGCCAAGATCGATGAGATTTCTAATTTTGACGAATTAGAGATTGAAATGTTGAATGGTCATTTCCTTCACGCTAAAGGTTTTCAAATGTTGATGAAGCATGATGTCGTAGCTATTGAGAAAGACGGGTTTCTTGCGCAAGGGGATAGTTACAGTATTAAGATCAAGTTTTATTCAGGTGACGCAATGAAATACCCGAGCTATCAAAAGCTATTAGATATATGGACAGCAGATAATAAACAGAAAATTGTATTAAATCCATATATTCTTTCTGATGTGTGTGCTTCAGTAAATGCGAAGGAAGTCCGTATGCGTTTCCAAGGGGCAGACAATTCAGGTGTTATGCTGGAATTTCCCCGCAGTGATTTGCCTTGTACGAGGGGACTGATAATGCCCAAGTTGGATAACGATGATTTTTAAAACAAAGTACTATGAGTAAACAAAACCCATTGAAGGAAGCCATCCAGTCTTATTTGGATGAGCGGGCAAAGGCTGATGAACTGTTCGCTGTTGCTTATAAAAAGAAGAATAAGAGTATAGATGAGTGTTGCACATACATCATGGGAGAAGCCAAGAAAAGAGGCAATGCCGTATGCATGTCCGATGATGAAGTATTCGGATTAGCTGTCCATTACTATGATGAAGACAACATCAAGATAAATAAACTCCTTGCCAGCGTTAAGGCCTCTGCTTCCCCTGAAACCAAACCCGTAAAGCTTACTGAGGAAGATGAGAGAAGAGCACGTGAGGAAGCGATTAAACGTCTGGCGGAAGAGCAATATGTTTTGCTCAAGAAAAAGCCGTCACGGTCAAAGAAAGAGGTTACAGAAGTCCAACAAATGAGTTTATTCTAATGAAACCAAGAACTAAATTACAACGTCAAGTGATTGCCTACAGTCAATCCTTGCACAATATAGATCGAGAAATGCTTGAATGGGCCAAACGTGATTGTTTGGATCATAAAGGTTTTGCCACCAAAACTCGTGTTATCTGCATGGATTGTGGCCAACGCTTTTCTTCCGACCTTGTAAGCCGGAAACGTGCCGTTTGTCCTCATTGTGGAGCTAAACTAAAGATAGAAGGAACAAGGAAAAGAAATGATAAGCAATCAATGTATATCGCCATGGCCGAAATCTGCGGAGAGTTTCAGGTAATCAGAAACTTTGAACTGATTGCTTATTACAAAGATGGAAAAGAACCCCGTTATTTTATCTGGGAAATCATGCAGCATTGGATAAAAGAAGATGGCACCCGGGAAATTGTGGCTCGTGGAAATAACATGGGTTGTACTGCTTGGTGTGGAGATTTGGAGATAAGAAAGAAAGAGATGAGAGGATATTATAATTATGGTTACAAGGATGTTTGCCAAGATAAATTTCATCCGGAGTCTGTCTTTAAGCCCCAATATATGCGCTATGGTATAGATCATAACCTTCAAGGAATATCTTTTCTCCAAGCGATTAATACACTGCCCTACAATCCCAAGACTGAAACCTTGCTTAAAGCAAAACAATATGCGCTATTAGGATATAGTAACGGTCACAGTGGGGAAATAGGAAAATACTGGCCATCTATTAAAATCTGTCTTCGAAATAAATATAAGATAAAAGATGCTTCAATGTGGTTTGATTATCTCCAGCTCCTTGAACGCTACCACAAAGACTTGCGTAATGCTCATTATGTCTGTCCAAAGAATCTCAAGAAAGCCCATGACTTATATGTGGCAAAGAAGAAACGTGATGATGAAAAGGAACGCAGGGAAAGAGATATGCAACGTTTACTTGAACTCAAGGAGGTCGCTCAAAAATACATTGAGGAAAAATCGAAGTTCTTTGACTTGAAGCTATCAGACGGGAAAATCATTGTGGTGCCTCTTAAAAATATCGAAGAGTTTAAACAAGAAGGTGATATCATGCACCATTGTGTTTTTACGAACGAATATTTTAAGAAGAAGGATTCTCTTATACTTTCAGCCCGCATCGGAAAGAAACACATAGAAACAGTTGAAGTCAATCTAAAGACGTTGCAGGTGGTTCAGTCTCGCGGAGTATGTAATGAGAATACTGAATACCATAACCGCATTATCGGACTTGTGAAGAAGAACATCGGTTTAATCCGCAAAAAGGTAGCATCATGATAATACTTGGAAATGATGGTCTGCCTGTTGGCAGAAGGAAGAGCAACTACATGAATATCGACGGGGTTCTACACAAACGTTGCACCCATTGCGGGAAATACTTTCGTCTGAACTATTTTTATCCCTTGAAGTATCGACGTAATGGAGAAATACATGAGTCTCTGCAATCATGGTGTAAGTTCTGCATGGTGGAAGGATGTTGTAAGAGAGCGAAAGAAAAGAGGGAAATATAAAGAATCAGATGGCCTCGTAAATCGCGAGGTCATCTTCAAAACAAAATCAAAAGGAACTAAATGAATCCATTAATAGAAAAAGAAAAAAGAGCTATAAAGTTTATTAGAAACTCTTATTCATTGGCATGTGATATGAGTGATAATGGCTTTCATGTAGCGTTTTCCGGTGGTAAAGATAGCCAGACACTCCTTGCGTTAATGGAAGAATCTGGCTGTAAATACGAAGCGCACATGCAGATAACATCTGTTGACCCTCCACAGTTAATGAAGTTCATTCGGCATAATTATCCGAATGTGGTTCTTCATCGTCCAATAACTAACATGAAGAATCTTATTATTAAACATGGTATGTTACCAATGAGACAGGCTCGTTTTTGTTGTGCAAAGCTAAAAGAACAAGCTGGTTCCGGTACTTGTACTTGCGTGGGTGTTCGTGCGGCGGAAAGTCCACGAAGGAAGAAACGTTCCGATGTTGAAGTTAGTGGCATGAAAGGTATTGGCTTTGATATTCAAGGATGTGAACTTCACCAACAGAACAATACATTTGATTTGTTTGAAGTGAAAACAGATACGATTGTAACCTGTGTTAGTGGCAATGATAAAATTATTATTTCTCCAATATTCAAATGGAGAGATGGCTATGTATGGAACTACATACGAGGCAATAATATTGATTTCTGTGAACTGTACAATATGGGGTTTCACCGCATTGGTTGTTTGTTTTGCCCTATGGCATCAGCTAAAGAGAAAGCAAGGGAATACAGGCTATTCCCACGATTTGCCGAGAAAGTGTATATAGATGCTATTCGTGAACTAATGGAAACGCGAGGTAGGTACTCCGAGTTTGATTCAGCAGAAGATGTATTCTTTTGGTGGATAAGTAACAAGAATAGGGACGAATGGCTGTCAAATAATAGAATGAAGAAATTATTTTAATATTCAAAACAACAGAAATGAAACAATTTACATTAAAAATAGCAACAAGTATGGAGCAGTCAAAACGATTGCTCACTATGGGAATAACCCCTGAAACTTGCGATTGTGCAATAGAACAGGTTACCGAAACAGAGGATTGGTCAGAAGAAAATACTTTAGTCCAAATTATTCAACCATACATGGATAAACCTGCTATGCTTGATTTTAGCACTTATTATCCTTCTTGGTCACTATCTCGACTTATGGAGATGATGCCTACAAAGATAGTCAAAGATAATAAAGTTGGTAGCTTATTTGTATCGCATGAAGATATATCTTATTTCGGATTTGAAGAGGGCGGAAACCTTGTCTTTCTATTTGGTTACTCAGTATGTGATAATGAGAATGTATTTGACATTGCAATTGACATGATAAAACATCTTATCAAATTTGGGCATTTCAATAAAGAGTATTTAAAGTAAATCCAATAAAGAAAGGAACATTTATGGCATTTTTAGCAGTAAACAGAAATGGGGAGGAATTAGTATTTAATGATCTCCCTACTTATGACAGAGTAGAAGATACATGGAAGGTTAATTGTACAAGAGAGGAACTTGTTTATGATGATCCGCATGATTTTTCAGCTGGGCATCATTGTGAAGAAGTAGATGATAGCGACTATGGTATCACACTACCTAAAGGTACAATTGAGAAAATTATAGGTGATCAGTTGTCATTTGCAGACGATCCGGTAGAAATATGCTAATAACAATAAAATAATGAAGAAAAGAATAACTATAGTACTATCCATTATTGCATTTATTGCATGTATATGGTTTATCAATTTTTCTAATAAACAGAGTATTAGAGTGAAAGTCGGCAAAGTGGATAGGATCGAAAAGACGTCGGGAGATAAGGATGGTTTTAATACAGAAGTATATTATCTACTCTATACAGATAGAGGCACATTCCGTATTAATATTGATGGGTTTATAGCTCATCCTGAATTTGCAGGAACGATGAAAAAAGACTCTATATATGACATTATGGTATGCGGAGTAGAAGTTCCTTTTCTCGGAATGTATAGGAATGTAATTGATGTAAAATAACAAAATCAGTAATGAATAATAATAGAGAAAAGAAACGCAAAGGTCCGGCAGAAGAGCGTAAGCCGGATATAACAGTGAATACGGGTAACCTTGATGAAATCATTGCCCGACAACGAGAGAGGGAAAAGAATCTGTAACCGGTCCGGATATCCGCTACTACGGTGATCTATGTTACCAAGAATAAGGTTACCCGGCAGTATGCAGAACAGTATAAACGTGATAAATTGATGAGGCTTAAATATGAGAGCAAGGAAAAGGAAAATACTTACTAAGAAAGTTTATTCGAGAGTTACTCCGGAAACTTATCAAAGACTTGATGCGATCAAGAGCAAATACGGTTTCAGTAGTGTATACGAGATTATCCAATCTTTGATTCATTGTTTCCTTCGTGTTGCTGATCCTGCCAGTGATGCACAAACAGAGCCTGTTCCTTATGATATAGAGGTAATGTTTGATGAGATGTCCCAAGCAGAGAAACACGTTGAGTTTGACAAACCTAAACGAAGAATCTCTAATAAATCTGTAAACGATGAGTAGGAATCCATATTATATTAAGATGATATCTTCGAAAGAATGGAAAAGGTTACGGCTGATGAAGCTACGGAATAATCCCCTGTGCGAACAGTGTAAAAGCAATGGTGTGGTTGTGCCCGCTACAGAAGTACATCACATCATTCCAGTTGAATCAGTGGTTGGCGAAAGCCAGATGTATGCTTTGATGTTCCAATATAATAATTTGATGAGCTTATGCCATGCATGCCATTCAGATATACATAGGCGGATGTTCAGTCATTCAAAGGAAGCTGTCAAAGCTAACCAACGTAGAGTAACAGAGTCTTTCATTGATAAGTATTTGAAGTAACAGGCAACCTTTCTCTTTTATTCTCCCCCGTGGAACAAAGTGTTAAAATTTTGTTCCACGGGGGAGCTTTTTTTCAAGGGCGGGCCTTCCCTCTGAAACCCACTCCTGCCTATAGATACACGCACGAGGTGAAAATATAGGGGGAGGGTGTACCGGGGGGAGGGTTTTAAAGATAAGTGCCACCCAAATATATTGATGCACAGGTTATGTACATAAATCGTGTGTATGAAACAGAAGAATATTGAGCGAAAATTAAAAAGTTTGATGAAAGGTCAGAAAACTTACTCTAAGGCCATGGATTTGGCAATAGAGCAGGCTTCTATTGTTTTGGCTCAATGTGGAAAGCTCGGCGGAGAATTGGATGAGGCTTCCGGGGTGTTCGACGACAGGGACGGGAATAATCCTAATGTTCAGAAAATGTACCTCATGTTGAAGCTGAGTGAGCAGTCCCGGAAATGGCTCCGTGAACTGCATTTGACTTGCGATACGGCGGGAGTCTCCACCGAGGAAGATGCTATTTCCAAACTGATTAATGATATGAGAAATGACGGACAAAAATGAATTAAGGAAACTAAAGAAAGAGACTCAGGAAAAACTTCAGGAGATCGACTTGCATAAGTATCATCTGGACAGGATAGATATCCGTCTGAACACGTATATCAAAAGTGTAAGAGCCGACCCGGACGGTCATAACCTGTATGAGCTTCTTTCCATTGTACGCTTCTTCCGCCTAATGGACACCTATTTGTTCAAGATAGGCGAGGTGAAGAAGTTCATTGTATTTTATGAGAGCCTGCAATTTTCGGGGTTGAACGGGCGTACCCGGTATAAGCTCACTCCTATACAAGTGTTTCAGTTTGCCAATATCCTTGGCTTTTACAAGACGGAGAAAAAAAGGCTGATCCGTGATGCTCTCCTGTTCGTACCCCGTAAGTATAGTAAGACTACTTCCGTCGCTTCACTGGCTATTTATGACCTTCTGTTCGGAGATGCGAACGCTCAATCTTATGTAGCTGCCAATAACTATAACCAGGCACAGATATGTTTCAGTGAAATCAAGGAAATACTTAAATGTCTTGATCCGAAATTTCGGCATTTCAAGATAAACCGTGAGCAGGTGTTCAATAAGATGCAGGGTAAGACCTCGTTTGCCCGGTGTCTTGCCAGCAATGCGGATAAGTTGGACGGACTGAACGCCTCTATGGTCATACTGGACGAATACTCGCAGGCTGATAGTGCGGCGCTCAAGAATGTGCTAACCTCTTCTATGGGAGCCAGGGTAAACCCTCTCACCGTGGTCATTACAACGGCCAGCGATAAATTGGAAAGTCCATTCGTGGACATGCTGGAATCGTATAAGGCCGTTCTTCGCGGAGAGATTGACAATGACTTCATATTCGCGCATATATTCGAGCCTGATGTGGATGACGCTGAAGATGATCCCTGTACATGGAAAAAAGTACAACCACACCTTGGCGTTACCGTGCAAGCTGATTACTACGAAAACGAATACAGGAAAGCTCAAATGAATGCGGATGACATGATGACTTTCCGGACAAAGCTATTGAATATGTTCGTGCAGAACACAGGAAAAATCTGGTTTACTTCCTCTGAGGTTGAGGCTATGTCTCGCAACGATGATGACTTGTGTTCTTTGAAAGGCCGTCCCGATGCGATGGTAGCCGTAGACCTATCGGTGTGTGATGACTTTAGCGCGGTCAGCTATACGGTATACATGCCGGATGCAAGGAACTTTCACATACATACGGACTACTACTTTCCTGAAGGTGCATTGAAGGATCATCCCAACAGGGAACTGTACAAGAAATGGGCGGATGCCGGACATTTGAGGCTTCTCCCGGGTAATGTGATAGACTACCGGCTTATAGCGGACGACATCAACCGGCGTAACCGCGAGCAGATATGTATTCTTGCTATCGGGTATGATCCTTATAAAAGTATGGAATTTGTGAACATCATGTCCGCCAGCGGAGCTAAAAAAGTACTGACTCCTATCAGTCAGACCTACGGCTCGTTTACTTCCCCGGTGGAAAGCTTCGAGATATCAGCTAAAACCGGTCATGTGACCTTTAATAACAATCCCATCAACTGGTATTGCTTCGGCAATGCGGTAATTGACGAAGATAAGCTGGAGAATCGTAAGCCAGTCAAAAGAAGCCAGAATACGAAGATAGACGGTGTGATCACTGCGGTGATGACTTTTTATTTATATAATAACTACGAACGATGAATTTGAAATTTTGGAATAAGAAAATGCCGGAATCGGTTGTTGAACCGGTGAAGGAACGGAGCTATTTTGAAACAGTGGCCGAAACGGGCACAACAAAAAGGATGCTTCAGGATGCTGCTCCCGCCGTGACCGGCCCGGAAATGGCGATGAAGCTGGCAACGGTTTACCGTTGTGTCTCTATTTTAAGCGGAAGTATTGCCTCCCTCCCATTGCAACTGCTTCGGAAAAAGAACGGTGTGTTCATGGTTGACGAGGAGAATCCTGTCAACTATCTGTTGTCACTGTGTCCCAATGGCAGGCAGTCGGCTTTTGAAATGATACGAAATGCCGTAATAATGATGATCAATCAGGGCAACGCTTATATCTATCCAGATTGGAGAGGTGGGGAACTTCAGTCCTTGACCCTGTTGACCCCTGGAAGCGTCAGTTATGACAAGCTATTGAATATTTACCTTGTGAATGATTCAGTAAACAACATCTATGAAACATTGGAAGCTGATGAAATTATTCATTTGCGCAACCTTTCCCTGGATGGTGGATATACAGGCGTTTCAACGATCCGTTATGCTGCCAGCACCATGAACATATCCGCCAGTGCCAATTATCAGAGTGAACGCAACTTTCGCCCCGGAAATACTTACAAGGGGTTTATAAGTGGAGATTCCGACGAAACTACAAAGGGATATACCCAATACGTGGAAAGTCAGTTGGAAGATGCCGCCGCCCGCTTTCGTCAGGAATTGCAGTCCGGGGAAACGATCACTTATCTGCCGGGACAACTGAAATTCAATGCTCTTTCCATGTCTCCGGCAGATATCCAATTGTTGGAGATAATGAAGTTTACTGTACTTGAGCTTTGCCGTTTTTATGGCGTTCATCCCGATATGGCATTTGCCGGTCAGAGCCAGAACTACAAGGCCAGCGAGATGAGCCAGGTTCAGTATATGACCGGAACCTTGCAGCCAATTTTGAGGCAAGTTGAGAATGAGTTCTTTATGAAACTCATTCCCCGCAGGGTGGCAAGCAAATACCGCATCCGGTTTGATATCGAGTCCTTCTATCAGACGGATTTGGAAACCATCGCTACTTTCTACGAGAAACAAATACTGAACGGGTTGTCTACAGTGAACGAATTGCGGGCAAAGGCAGGGAAAGCACCTGTTCCCGGTGGTGATGTCGCTATGATCAGTTGTAACGTTCAGCCTATCATTGGAGCGGAGCGTAAAGATGAAAATGTTAAAAATGAAAAGAATTCCGATAAAGTGCCCCCCACGAACGGAGATAAATCGGTAGGGTAAAAGAGATAAGTATGGAAAAGCTGGAAATTAGAAGTTTTGGCGGTGATGCATCCCCGAAGTTGGTAGACGAAAGAGGCATTGAAGGGTATGCAGTTACCATCGGTCAGGAAAGCAAATACATGTATGATCCCGTTTTACGGAAATGTTTTATTGAAATCATCGAGCCGGGCGCAATTACGGAAGAATTGATCCGCACAAGTGATATCCGTGCCCTGATTGAACATAACGGGGAAAGATTGCTTGCACGCAGCAGGCAGGGACAGGGTTCACTCACTCTTCGCCTTGATGGTTATGGCTTGGGATATAGCTTTATTGCTCCGGGTACTCCGGATGGCGAATATGCGGTTGAAATGGTGAAACGGGGCGACCTGTTCGGCTCCTCGTTCGGTTATTGGACTGATGAAAAGAAGAATGTTACCTGGTTAAAACGCTCGGATGGGATTTTGCTTCGGAAAGTCCATAAAATAGACATTATCCGTGAAGTCAGTATCGTTGCCAGTCCGGCCTATATGGGTACTGCTGTCAATGTACGCAGCATTGAAAGTTCTTTTGAACCCTCTGAATACAAGCAAGAAGTAGAAGAATTGAGAAACCTAATTAAAATTTAAAAAGATGAACAAGAAAGAAATCAAGAAATCTCGTGCCAGGATTGCAGAGATTAACACCCGCCTGGGTGAAATGGCCGACATGTTGGAAACACAGAAAAGAAGTCTTACCACTGACGAGATTTCAGAGAAAGACGCCCTTATCCAGGAAAAGGAGATTCTGCAACTCAGAATGGAGAGAGCCATCGCCGGAGTACAGGTTCCCGAACAGGAAATGAAAGCGGAAGCGGTATTCGCCGGTGCTGTTGCTTCTTTTGTGCACAACCGCTCGTTGCCGGAAGGTTGCGAAGGTGTCATGAATGGAAATACCATCGAAGTTCCTTTGACACGTGCCGACACTATTCAGGATAGTTCTACGGTAACACCGCTTATCCCGTTGACTATTGGTGAAATCATTAAGCCTTTGGAAAAAGGTTTGATTCTGGATAAAGTAGGCTGCAAAATGCAATACGGCCTTGTCGGTGATTGGGTGCTGCCTGTCGTTGCAGGTATTGAAGCCACTATCGAGGACGAAAACGCGGAGGTCGCAGACACCAAGATTGACATTACAAAAATCAAGCCTTCTCCCAAGCGTGTTTCCCTGGCTATTCCGGTTTCTAACCGTGCTATTGACCAAAGTAATAACGCCCTGCTGGAAATTGTGCGTACGCAGATGGTGATGGGGCTGCAACGTCTGTTAAACAAGTGGATGTTCCAGACTACGAAGATCACAAGCAAGGCCTCTGACGGTTGCTATGTTGCGGCGGCTGCAAGTCCGGCGGTTTCTACTGCTGCCGGTGTAGGATTATCCTGGAAAGATATTATTGCACTTAAGGGTGCGGTAATGAAAACCGGTGTCGTGTTTGACGGTACTGCGGCTTATGTATGCTCTGCTACGACTTATGCGGAACTGGAAGCTACTCCGAAGGATGCCGGAAGTGGTTTGATGGTTCTAGAGAATGGAAAGATCAACGGTTATCCGGTGTTCATGACCGAGTATATCGGTGACGACGTACTCGGCTTTGGCATCTTCAACTACGAGTTGGTTGGCCAGTTCGGTAAGATGCACATGATTGTTGATCCCTACACCGGAGCCAAGAAAAATCTCATCTACTTCGTGCTGAATACTGATTTCGATATGCTCACTGTCCGCACGGAGGCATTCGCTGTTGCAAAGAAAACGCCTAAGGCGTAAGTTTAACCGGGCGGGTACATTCCCGCCCACTTTCATGAAACTGCATGGAATTATACGTGACACTTGAAGAGGTAAAGAAATCAATACCCGGTTATGTCGATTATGGCAAGGATGATGACCGTCTGACGAGGCTTATTAAAGCCGCTCAAAGCAATCTTGAAAAAAGGTTGCAAAGACCATTGACTGACGAAGGCTGTTTGAACGATGAAGGGGAATTGGATGAGGCTCTACGCACGGCTATCATTGTAAAAGTGGCTACGCTGTATGATACTACTTCTGAAATATCCTACGCACGCCCTTATAATACCGGAATCGTGGAGGACCTGATTACTCCGTTCATTAAATTCAGAGGAGGTAGTGAAGTATGATGCCGCGTGAAGTGATTTCCTTTCAAAGAGCGGAAACTGTACGTTCAGACAGCGGCCAGAGGGTGAAGAAATGGGAACCGGTTCCCGTTTTGACGAACATTCCCGCAGAGCGTCGTAAACGAAAAATCTCCAATGATGTGTCCTTGAATGCCAGGGAGGAATTTATCGAATTAGGCATAACTTTCTGGGTGCGATATGATGAGTCTATAACCGATGATCTCCGGATTACTTACAACGGTAGGATTTATAAGATATTGTATATAGACCGCAACTTCCACGATAATTCCTGTCTGATAACTTGTACAAAAATAAATGACTGATGAAGGATAACTTTATAGATATCACAATCTCGAATCAACAAGTTCTTGACGCTTTGACTACCGGTTTATCCGGTATAGACAAGGATTCCGCTATAAAGAGAGGTCTGAGCAAAGGCGGTGAAGTTCTCAAGAAAGGAGGAATGGAAAGGCTGAAAAACCGGATGCGTGCCGGTCCGGGAGGTAAGACCGGAAACCTGCTACGATCATTCACGGCACGCGTCAAAAGGAACAAGCCGGGAGTGCTCGCTGGTTTTCAAAAGGGGAAGAATGGCGGTAATCATTCCCACCTGGTTGATTTGGGAACAGTTGAGCGCATGCGTCATCGTAAGAGTTGGAAGAGTGGCGGGAAAGGCGGAAGTACAGGAGCGGCTCGCGCCAATTATTTCTGGAAAGATACGAATGATTTGGATAAGAATAAAGCCATGGGCGAGATACAAAAGGGCATAACGGAATTTGTGGAAAAAGTAAAAGCGAAATGTGTATGAAACTGCACGATTATGAAATAGAGAAAGAGGTGATCGGTCTCCTTCTTGAATCCGAGGAACTGAAAGTCTTGGTTGAGGATAAGATATTTCCGGTGTACATTGAAGAAGGTACGACGGGCGACGCTGTGTATTATGACGGCGAAATGGGCGAACCGATAACCTGTAAGATGGGCAATGTGACAAACACCATGCACTTTTACGCTTGCGCCGTAAGCAACGCTATGGACAACTCAAACAAGATCATTGGTATTATCCAGGATATACTGGAGGGTGAGTTTAACAATCCGTGGATGCATATTCAGGCAGTTGGGACCATTAAGGAGCGGTCCGACTCCAAATATGCCAAGACAATGGATTTTTTAATAGAATGGTAATATTTAAATTTTTAAATTATGGCAGACAAGAAATTAGATTCAAGCAAAGACATCTTTAGAGGTGAGCTTATGCTTTTTATCGGGGAGGACCCGGTAGCATTCGGATCAAGTGCAGGGCTTGACATAAGTACTGAAGAGTTGGACATCTCTAATAAGATGATGGGTAACTGGGCCGGTTCCCTGGCAGGGAAGATGAGTTTTACTATTTCCAGTGAATCACTCCTGACGCGAAAACAGGGAGCTATGAGCTTCGACACTTTGCTTGAGAAACAGATTGCGGGTGATCCTCTTGACTTCTTCTTTGGTAGTGCGAAAGCCACTGACCAGGATAACTTCGGCGGCACTTTTGAAAAAGACGATAAGCAGGTCAATTATACCGGAAAAGTGATTATCACTTCCTTGTCCATCAAGTCGGATAACGGTCAGATCGTTTCTGTGAGTGCGTCTTTTAAAGGTGTGGGAGCTTTGACACCGGTTAAACCTACTACTTCACCTCAGGAGTAATCCCGGTAATACATTAACAAATGCGTAAGGCGGTCAAATGATGGCCGCCTTTTTTAATACGAAATATTTATGACTGTATTTCTTTTTGTTTTTTGTGCTGCAATGCTTATCTGGATCGTGTGTGTAGCTATAGATAATGAGGTTACGAAACGAAATAAAAAGCCGGAATCATCTCGTATACCTGCACCAACTAAATCTAAAACGACGCTAAGGGGGAAATTCGATCGCCTTACCATAAAAGCAATTCTCCGCTGGGAACAAATGCGGGAGAAATCTTTCTCACAGGTGGATTATACTGATAAAGAAGACGTCGAATCTTTGCTTTATGTCATGTATATCACCAGCGATAAGTCCAGGTATACATTTGAAGTATTCCGGCAAGTGCTGACAGACGAAAGGTTTATGAATGCCATGTCTTCCGATTTAGGAAAGATCATGGAAATCGTGACCCAATTTCAAAGAAAGACAGCTGCACCTACCCTCGGTAATACCGAGGGTAGCCCTGAAAACATAGGCAGAATAGTTTCTACTTTGATAATGGCAGGATTGGACGCCCATTATGCATTGAACGAAATGGAACTATGTGACCTTCCTCTCTACTTGGAAGCATACGAGCAAAAGAAAAAGGAGCAAATGGAAGAAAGCCGGATGTGGACCTATTTCACCATGTTACCTCACATCGATGCAAGGAAGATGAAAAACGGTGCCAGAGACCTAATTATTTTCCCCTGGGAAGAAGAAGAGATGAGAAAAGAAGCTGAACGGGCTATCAGGGAAGATGCGGCTCGGTTTGAAGAATTTATGAAAACTAAAAAGATCGATTATTATGGCGGGTAAATTATCATTCAGTATAGCTATAAATTTACTTACTGAGAATTTCAAGAAAGGGACAAGTAAGGTTCAGTCTATGTTTGCCAAGATGAAAGGTAGCGTGCTTGGCTTTGCTGCTGTTCTGGGAATAGGCGGTGCAAGTCTCCGCGGTTTCATAGAGACTACCGCAGGTTTTGAGGCGGCCGTTAGTAAGTTGTCTGCCATACTTGGTACGACACCGGATCAGATAAAAGCATTGACCGACAATGCAAAGAAACTGGGCGAAACTACCAAGTATACAGCGGCGGAAGCTACCAACCTACAGACGGAGCTTGCCAAGTTGGGATTTACAAAGAATGAGATTCTATCGGCTACGGAATCCGTCCTGAAGTTTGCGCAAGCTACTGACGCCGGGCTGGCAGAAGCGGCCGCACTTGCCGGGGCAGCTTTAAGGATGTTCGGGGCTGAGGCTTCCGAGTCGAAGAGATACGTATCAGCCATGTCCATAGCCACAACGAAAAGTGCACTGTCATTTGCATATCTCCGTGATGCACTTCCTACGGTTGGGCCGGTGGCGAAGGCTTTCAATTTTGAGATAGAAGATACACTGGCATTGCTCGGAAAGTTGGCAGATTCGGGATTTGATGCATCATCAGCCGCCACGGCTACGCGTAATATCTTACTTAACTTGGCTGACAGTGGAGGAAAACTTGCTACTGCGTTGGGTGGTCCTGTGAAGACACTGCCGGAGCTTGTATCTGGCTTACAGGAGCTGAAAGACAAGGGGGTGGACTTGAATACTACATTGCAGCTGACGGATAAGCGTAGTGTGGCTGCATTCAATGCTTTCCTGCAGTCAGCAGACAAGATAACACCGCTTAGAGATGCCATAACAGGTGTGGAAGGTGATCTCGATCAGATGGCTTCTACGATGGGCGATAACGTGAAAGGCGCAATGGCAGGTCTGGGGTCTGCGTGGGAAGCTCTCATGATCAAGATGTCAGAAAACACCAGTGGACCACTGAAGGATATGATAAATTGGTTTACTGGTTTGTTACGTGATTTGAAATCTGGTTTTTCCGGAGTCGTGGCGTTTGTTATTACGCTTATCAGCGGGAAGCTATTGAGGCCTATTATAACCTTTTTCGCTAAAGGCAATGCCGTACTTAATGCCTCTGTGACCAACTATAAACTGGCAGAAGAACAAAAAATAACTGCCACGCAAAAACGAATAGCAGCGCAAGATGCCTATTTAAAGACTTATATTGCCCATGAGACAAAACAGAATGGTCGGCGGCTCGCAAGTGCGGCTCAGCTTAAAAAATCATTGACTGCACTTGAAGCCGCTAAGTTAGCCGAAAAGAGAGCTTTCGACGCTGCAAGTGTAGCTAGTACGAAAGCTGCCGCCGTACAGTCTATGAATGCATGGCAACGTAGCAATGCCATCTTGCAGGCTGGTTGGAAGAGATTGGCAATTACATTGAAGGGGTTGTGGAGCACAGTAGGACCGATGGTATTGATTACTGCTTTGGCCGGAATAGTCGGTAAGCTGGTGAACGTGTACAATGAAGCTAAACGTATAAAGAATATATTCGCTGATTACAAAAAAAGTTCTCTTGCCGCCGGAGACACTCAAGAAATTGCACGACTACAGACTCTTGCTAAAATAATGAATAACCGTGCAAATAGCCAGCACGCCATAAATGCCGCACAAACTGAGCTGCAAAAAATGCTTGGTGTGGAGAATAAATCTCAGGAAGAACTGAATAAACTTATAGGGAAAAGAGTTGAGCTATTGAAAGAAGCGGCCATGGCTGAACATGCCTTTAATACGGTAGGGGAATACACTGAGAAAAACGCAAAACTGGCCGGTGATGTCGGATTAAGTAGTAATCAGTTAGCACGCCTGGCAAAACTATATACAGGTAGAAACACATCTGATAGAAATAGGTTTGCTTATCAAAAAGCTATTGGAGAAGAGTTGGCGCTGAATGGGAATAGAAATAAGGGGATTTCTATTTCTGACGTAAGTTCCGCCATCGAAGAATACCTTCAAAATATGCTTGTCATCAACGATGCCACTAAAAGAGCCGGTGAGAATCTTGAGAAAGTTACAGCAAGCACCATTGTTCCACCTGCAGGGGATCCCTCATCAGAAGAGCTCCAGAAGCAGCAGGAACGGTATGCTCAATCTTTACGAGAGTTGAACGTTCGTCGTGAAGTGGAGAAGATGACTGTTGATGAATATAACAAGGCTTATGCGGAACTGAGTAAAAAGGCTTTGATAGAAGCTATGTCTTCCGATGACACAAGTATCGTCAATAGTGATTATACAAAGAAACTGGCCGCTGAATACAGTAAGGCTATGCAGGATATTGTCCTGTCCACCTCCAGCGAGATATTGGACAATATCCAGAAAGAAATTGTAACGGAAGACTTTAGAGTAGAAGTGACTCCCATACTTGGAAGACGTGATACGACGTTTGATTATAAAGCATCTGAAACAGATAAGATATCTGCTGACTTGGATATCTGGAAAGACTATAAGGCACAGTATGAGAGTTTGCAAAAGGATTTGAAATCAAAGAACCAAGATTTATCAGAAAATCTGCAAACCGAATTGAACAATGCTATTTCTAAAGTGGACAGTTTGGAGGATGCTCTTAAAATAGCCCAGGTTAAGGAAGATATCAAATCATTCAGCAGAGAGTTGAATGAAGGTTTATATTCCGGTGTGAAGAATATAGCCAGTAGTTCAGATCGAATGGTCAGCGCGTTTGAAAGTCTCCGTAATGTCATGAATGATGTCGATGCGTCTGGATGGGAGCGTATTATGGCTGTCTGGAACGCAATGACAAACACCATTGACGGGATTATGAGTATCATTAAGACTATTGAGACATTAACGGAATTGACCAATAAATTAGCCAGGGCAAAGGAGGCGGAGGCTGTAATTGATAAAGCCACCGCAGATGAAAAAGTAGTCAACGCTGCAAAGGGTGCGGCTGCAACCATTGCAGAAACTCAGGTAGAGAAAACTGCGGCTACTACCGAGGTAGCCGCCAACACCGCTAAAGGTGCGAGTGCTGCCGGTGCGAGTGCTGCGAGTTTGCCATTTCCCTGGAACCTAGTTGCCATTGGTGGAGCCATTGCCGCTGCTATTGCCGCTTTTGCTGTTATTCCCAAGTTTGCGAATGGAGGTATTATTTCCGGCGGTCCAACATCTGGAGATAAAATACTGGCCCGGGTTAATGCTGGCGAAATGATATTGAACGGTAGTCAACAGTCTAATTTGTTTGACGCTATTAATTCCGGCCAATTGGGAGGGAATAGGACGTTGTCTTCAACAGTAACTACTAAGATACGATCTAAAGATCTTATCCTTACTATCAACAACGAATTGAAATCACAAGGGAAAAAGCCGATATCATGAGTTACGGACTTATTTATACAATACCATTTGCCACGCTGGATAATACGCCTTGTGTGGTAGAGATTGAGAAGGACGGTTATACGGGTGCATCGACGGAGTTAACCGCTGGTGCCACTCCGTTCACCATTGACATAGATAGTGAAGAGTTCCTTTATACGCCTACCCGCTTCTCGACGGCAAAGTTGCAGATAGTCGGCAGTGATTATCTGCAAACCTTGTTTTCAACGGAATACCGGCAGTATCGAGTGACGTTAAAGAAAGACGGTGTTATTACTTGGTGTGGTTTCGTTAAGCCTGAGCTATACACACAAGACTATACATCTGAGACATTCATATTGGAAATAGAATGTATGTCGGCAATGTCCGTACTGGAATTTATAGACTATACGACTGAAGGAGAGACTAAGAACTTTGTCTCTATATGGCATTTACTACAGCGTTGCATCTCCTCATCTGCCGGACAATATAATTCTGTCCTTATTCCTCATGTATATGCATCCAGTAAGGCAGCATATTCTACGGAAGAAAATGTGCTTGCCGATATGACACTGAGTGAACAGGATTTCTTTGATGAAGATGATAAGCCAATAAAGTTAAAGGAAGTTTTAGAGGAGGTTTGTAAGTTCCTTAACTGGACCTGCGCGGACTGGAAGGGTAATCTTTATTTTGTCGATGTGGACCACACTGGAATATATCGCCAATACGACATCGGATTGGAAAATAAAGCAAATACCCAGGTTAATGAATTATTAGTGCAAGATATTGGATTTGCCGGTTCTAATCATTCGTTGGACGTACTACCTGGATATAACAAGGCAAGTGTGAAATGTAGTAACTATCCGGTAGGTACACTACTTCCAGATGAAGATTATTCTGAATTGAAGGAGTTACTGACTGTTGATGAAGAACTTTCAGACCATACGAAGGTATGTCATTCTGTTTATTTGAATCCAGATACTTGGGACTGTCTCATGTTTAAAGACAAGGAAATATTGCATAATAAAGATTTGGAATCCCATAAGAACGAAATACCTTTTCTAGAAGGAACCTCTCTTATGAAATATTGCATTTATGAACAAGAGAAAAACAAAAACGGAGAGTGGGTTCCCAAAATATCAGACTATAGCTTTAATAATGTGTTACGAGTACGTTATCCGTCTTCTGATAATCCGGTAAATTTTAAGCCCGGATTATATAAGGTTATGTCATTCAAAGGAGCCTCTGCAACGTATTCAGATGGCGCCATTGCTATAGATGGAGAAATTAAGATAATAGAAGATTCAAATCTCATTCCATGGGATGATAGTTTAGCTGGTACAGGACTTGAGGATATTGCTTGTCAAATAAGAATAGGGAATAAATACTACGGAAATACAAACGGTCATGTTTCAAAAGGTTTTTCATGGTCAGAAGATCCGATGACTTTCATGTATTTACTTGATAACTGGAATAATGCAGGTGGAAAAGATTGGGTTTCTGTTCCCAATGGGAAGACTCTGTCAATGCCTTATACTGGATTGAAGGGAATAATAATTCCTACAGATATTTCATTGTCCGGTGATTTTGAGTTTATTTTAATATCCACCAACAAAAAATCATCCTTAGGAGGTAATCGTGTTGGAACTGGAATGTTGATTCAAAATTTTAGTGTAAAATACCAAAAAAGAGATGATTTATCACAATTAAATAATAATTCAGACCGGATTTATGAAAATATTCTGAACGAAACTTACATCAACGAACTGGATGAGATTGAATTTAAAATTTCATCGTATAATAATGATGGCGCTTGCTACAGTAAAGTCATGTTAGGTAATGATTATCTGAGGGATAATTTATATAACAGCATCCTCGACGATACAATCCGTCCGGAAGAAATGCTGATCACCCGTTGCATTAATCATTATAGTGCCACCCGTATTAAACTTACTCAGGTAATAAAAGAGCGTGCGGATTTATCTCCGATAACAAGATTGTCCGACACTTTTTTGGTTGGTAAGAAATTCATTAACGCCGGTGGCTCCATAGATTACAAGATGAACCGGTTTGAATGCATTATGATTGAAGTATGAGGAAAGTAGCTATTATATCATCCACCGCACCGGCAAAGCCCAGATCGGAGAAATATCCGGTTGGGGCTTCCGTGACGCGTACAAGTGGCGGTTCTACCGTTATCCAGAGTGGCGGTGAAGGTGTCGATATCGTGAAAAAGGATGATATCAAATCTCTGACGGATAAGAATGTGATGTCTTCGCTTCGGGCATTGAAAGAATTTATTAGCAAGGTGGACGACAGTGATGTCACGGCTATAGTTAATTATCTGAGGGGGATAAAAATTGGTGGGGATTTAATAGATCGCCTGCTTCTGAAAAAAACAGAAGTAGAGGAATTATCTGATACGGATGTAATGTCCGCGCTTCGAGTGTTGGCTGAAATAACGGCAAATAACGAAGCTTTAAAGAATATTTTTTTATCTAAGGTGGAAAAAGACACCGCCTCCGGTCACATCACCCTGTCCAATGGAAGTACAGTGGAAAATGGTTTGATAGTTCGCCTTCCGAAACAAAACACCCCGGCCGCTTTAATGTCTTGTTTGCTTGAAGAGGATATTGACACGCTTATCGAAGAGGATGAAGACGCCATCGTAGAAGTTGCTCCGGCGGAATCGACCGGAGACATGACTCTTGGAGGGTTGATGAATGTTACCCCTGCCGCTGATGAAGTGGATGACAACGAGGATTATGTTATTGTAAAACTCAAAGGTGAATCCGAATGGACACTGTTACCTGCAAGCAGCATCGGTGGCGGTGGATCAGGGACCATGTACAATGTGTATGTACGTAACAATATGGATTCTCTCGGTTTTGCCGCACAATACGGTGAGAAGTGCATTCTCGACTTTTCTTTCATCTCCCAATATCGTGACAGTATCGGTGATCCATACAAGCCTACCGGTGAACTCGGCTTATGCTCCATTATGGTGAAAAATTCAAAGTATGCTGATTTCACAGTTGTAAAGCAGATGGAGATATCCTCCAATGTCTCCATCAAGCAGGATGTTGCCGAGTGGTTGACAAGTGGCAGTAATAATATCAAGATTACCATCAAGGGAGAAAACACGGATCAAACTACCGCTCCTGTGACTTATACAGTGCAGCTAACCTCTCTGGGTGTCAGTGCTCCGAACTTTGCCTGGTGGACGGCTTTTGCCGGAGATATCGCTATCCCGATGATCGTCAACGGCAATATCAGCAAGATGCTGCATGTGACCGTTACCGGTGATGATTATAACCAGAGCTATAGCCAGAATCTCGGCACAGCCGTATATCTTGATACTCCTTATATCTATACGCTTCCGCATCCGGGAACTACTGGTGTGTATAATGTGAGCTTTTATTTGTCCAATTCGGATAATACCATCCAGACAAAGGCGGTTTCAATTAATATCATGTGTATTTCTGCCGGAGAAACGATAAAGCTCATGTGTGTGAATAATGTTGCCGAACAGTTGACCAACTGGCAGGATAATACCGTGTTTGACTATGCGATCTATGACGGTGCTTCTGCCTTGACTGATGCTTTATTCTCCATTACGAAGGGCGGTAGTGAGGTTTATAGTTCTGAAAATGATTTCATTACCACGAATGCCAAACAGACTCTCACTTATCCGATGGAGGTTGATACGGATGATGATGCTAACTTTGATGTCATTGTATCCGTAACAAGCGACAATAACAGTCTGATTGAACCGATTACGCTGAATGTGAATAATTCGCTGGGGTATTCTGCTACGTCAGGTGCTGCACTCTATATTAATCCCCGTACACGTAGTAACTCACAGTCTAACAGCCGCAGTATCGTTAATGAAGTGGATAAGTCAATTATCCCTGTGACTTGGAACAACTTCAACTGGGGTAATGACGGATGGGTATCTGATGACGATGGCGTGAAGGCATTGAAAATCTTTGCCCGGAGCTCCGCCGTGATAGATTATCAGCCGTTTGCTGTGGAAGCTGCCCGCAGGGGAAAGACCATTGAGATTGATTTCAAGGTGGAGAATGCTTCGGATGCCAGCAAGAACATTATTACTATCGCTGAGGGAAATGTAGGTCTAAAAGTATCTGGTGAGAATATCTCTTTCTTCTCCCAATCGCGACATGATAGTAGTACGCAGGATGTCCCTACAGATAACGGGGTACGTATACGCTTGACAGTTGTAGTGATGCCCGATGCCTACGGAAATGCAGGATTCAACATCGTTGCCATTTACATTAACGGAAAGAAGAACCGACAGTACGCTTATGAGAGCAATGACTATTTTAAGAATAACGGAAAGATAACGTTGGGTAATGATTACGCCAACTTATATCTGTATGGGTTGCGTGTATATGATTCGGCTCTGACTTCGGAAGCCGTACAGAAGAACTATATCAATCAGCTGGTGACCACCGATGAAAAACAGACGGAGAAGAGCATCAATCAAGTGCTGGATGGTGAAGGGGTGAATATTGATTTCAACGCCACGAAGATGCTGTACAATGTGTTTGTTGTTGACAAACCTTTCCCTAATTTGAATAACCCTTCAGGAGTGGCGGGTAATCTGGAAGTTTTCTTCAATAATAAACCGGAAAGGAACTTCACGCTCACCAATCTGTTGGTGGAAGGTCAGGGAACATCCTCAAAGAAATATCTGGAGTGGAATATCCGCTTCAAAATGAAAGGGCTGAAAGACGCTGAAGGCAATAAGATAAACTCTATCGCCACGTATGCGGACGGGACTACCGATAAGAACAAGGTGCTCATGTTTGATGGGGTGCCAAAGTCCGGACGTCTGACGGCTAAGAAGAACTGGGCGTCTTCAATGCAAGACCATAAAGCCGGAAGTGTGGCCGCCTATAATGACCTGTATAAAGAGATAGGCATGAAGAACGAGGCGATGATTGCCGACCCGCAGATACGCGTTGCCGTCTATCAGGAGCCGTTCATCGGTTTTTCCAAGTCGGTGAATGAAGAAGGCCAGGACGTATATACCTGTATGGGAGAATTTACGTTCGGTCCCGACAAGGGCGATGATCTTTGCTTCGGCTATGACACGGATGCTTTCCCTGAATTGTTGTCCGTGGAGGGTTCGGATAATGCTCCGTTGGGGGCTTTGTTCCGTGTACCTTGGAACCGGAATAAATCGTACTGGGCCTACAATGCCGATGAAGAGGCTTTCCAATATAACAATACCAATTGTTGGGACTTCGATGCCGGAGAACTGAACGCTGATGAAACGGAACCATTGTCTGCGCAGAAGTGGATAGATGCTTATAATGCTGTATATGTCTGCAATAATCGTATCCGCCCGTTCAATGGAACACTTGCCGAATTGAACAATGCCATAACTGAATACCGTAGTACCGGTTATGAGTATTGGATTGCCAAGGCGGGTGACGCCAACCTGTACAATCTCTATTACTACGAGGCTGCGGAAGGGAAGTTCATTCCTTCCGATATCGGTACTGGCACGATAAATCTGAGGACGCAACTGTCCGCCTACCTTGCATCAGACTTGTCCGCATTTACGGCCGACCAACTGAATGAACTGTTCATCAATTCCCGCGGACAGTTGTTCCGGGCGACTGTGCCGAATTACTTTGATATCAATGATGCTGTATTCCATCATAACTTTGTTGAGTTCACAGCCGGAACCGACCAGCGGGCGAAGAATACCTATCCGTATAGCTTTTGCCAGGAAGGGAGCAAATGGAGGTGGAGACTGGATGATGCCGATACTATCTTCCCGATAGACAATCAAGGCCAGGACCGTAAGCCGTATCATTGTGAAATGCATGATTATTACGACAACGGCCAACCTATTTGGAATGGTGAGACATCTGTCTTCTGGAATATGCTTGAACTTGCTTTCAGTGCTGAAATTACTGCCGGAATGCGCAAGATGTTCGCCGCAATGGAAGCACTGTGCGGCCAGTCTTCCGGTACTCCTTATGACAAGGCATATGCTTTCTATAAGAAGTATTTCCTCGGAATAAAAGAGTATTTCCCGGCTACATTGGTAAATGCTGATGCCAAACGTTATGAGATTGCCAAGATAGCTTATGACAATGATTCCTATAGTAATGATACCGATCCTATTACGCAATCTCATGGTGATTTTTATAGTGCAGAAACGGCATGGATAAAGAAGCGTATCATGTATATTATGAGTAAGTATAATTATGGCTTATTCTCTGCCAATGGAACCGACACCATCATTGTACGTGCTGCCGGTGATTTGATAGACTATGACATCACTCCGGCTTTTGATATGTATCCGGCAATCGCTAACGGTACGTCCATAGTGTCGGGGAAACGCACTAAGGCCGGGGAGACATGCCGCATTACTATTGACCTTGGCGGTAGTGCCGACCAACAGAATGCGATTCAGGCGGCGAGTTGGTTATTGAGTATTGGAGACTGGCATAAAAAGAATGTTTCCGGTACCATGGTGGTACGCGGTAAGCGATTAACAGAGCTTATCCTCGGTAGCAAGGAAGACAACGTAATCATTTCTATTACAGGACTTACGCTTGCTGATTGTGGTAGTATGCAGAAGATACTTTTATCCAATATTGCCACTTTACAGGGAACTCTCGATTTAAGCACAATAATCAACATTCGCGAAATATATGCCGACGGAACCAACTTAAGTCAGATAAAGCTTCCAAGTGGTGGCGGACTTGAAATCATCGAATATCCGGCTAACAATAAGTATATCACTTTCCGGAACTTTCCAATGTTGACGACAGAAGGTTTGAGAATCGGTCAATGTGCGGTGAACATTACCGACTTCCTGATTGAGAATTGTCCTAATTTAGAGCCTATGAAGCTGCTTTCGGATATTATTAAAACACAACAGTCACAAGGTGCTGCTCACGCTTTGAAGCATGTTCGTGCAATAGGCTTTGAGGAAGAATATTATACCGCTGAAGCTTTGGATATGCTTGCCAAATTAGCTGATGGTAGTTATGAAGGTCTGTCAGCTGAAGGATTAGCTGGAGAGGAACCAATTCCGGTGTTGGATGGTAAGATTACAGTACACTCAAAGTACTATCAGGACTTCGTCGATTCTCTGAGGAATACTTTTGCCAGATTGGAGTTGGTAATGAATGGGGAACCGGCAATATATATGGCTGATCCAGTA